GCCGCGCCGCTAATTAAGTCGTACAGTACGGCGGCGGATACGGTTACCTTCTGGCTTGTAAGTGTTGCTGTAGTCATTATGCGGTAACCTCGCCGTCCTCTTTAAGTGCGAGTGCTTGATCCATAACCCACCGAGCCACGCAATCCCATAGCCCGCGAGCCATAGCGTAGACGTAGAGCGTGTGCAGGTCGGTTAAAGTCTGAGGCTGTCCGCCTGTCAGTTCCATAACTTCATCGTCTAGCTCGCTGATAGCCCATAGGCTCAGATCTTGCACGCGCTTATTGAGATTAAAGTAATAATCTCCCGTCTCGCCGTCTGCCCATGAATAGCCTATTTCCTGCAAATCATGGAAGAGATACAACTCGTCCGAGTCGATCCACTCAGACATTCCGCGAGCGCAATCTACAACCTCGGCAACCCATACAGGACCCGCCACGTGCTCGGGTAGTTCTTCCCATAGAGTATCGAGTGCGTCAATCCCGCCTCGGCTCATGTTCTCTTCTGTCACGTTAGCTAACAACCCTTTAAGGGTTGAGCCATATGCGCCAATTTCCATTTATTTCCTCTTTCTAGTCGTGAGAGTGCTTGATCTAAGACTCTCGCACCTTCCACGGCGTGAACCGTGGAAAGTACGCCAGCATTAGCCTAAAAATGCCTTGCCGTGCATGATTACAGTAATCGCGATAGCGGGGGATAGGTAGAAGGCAATCCGAACCACTAGGCGAACATGGTAGTAGACGGGCGCGTGTTGTCGATTCATGCGCTCACCTTAGCCTTCAACGATCCGCGAGGAACGCGGGAGATTCGATACTGTCCACCTTGCCAGACAGTCATAGTGACGGCGTAATCTTCCGCCTCTTGCTTAGAGTTAAACTCATGGGGCATAACGCCCCGTCCGCGAATTTCGACGATATAAACCACTTTACAGTCTCCTTCTAGTCTGTCGGCTTGTGCCGATAGCCGAATTATGCGCCCACCGTGTAGGCGTGTCAAGCCACCTTCACGCACATTTTGATAACATTTTGGTAACGAAACTCTCCCATTTTGCCAGATCCTCGGGGGTTGTCGGGTCAATCTTCAAGCCCTGTAATACCTTCTCAATATCCATTATATCCATTGTCTAGCCTTCCGATAAGTTGTGAGAGCTTGTAGGGGATAAAACTTTTATCCCCGTCAGGTTATAGGCGTTGCCTATTACCTATCTCTCACTAGGTTAGACGTACAGAATGGCGGATCGGTTCCACCATTGGCGGATTATTTTGACAATCTTGTAGCCATTCGGGGGCATGGATTAGCCCGTGGATAGCGCCCGATTAGCTTGTGGGTTGTGTGCAGGTTGTGTAGGGACAGTCATCCCACTAGCCCCGAAACGCCACCAATCAACCACCAATCGCCAGCTAATAGCCTTTATATACACAAGATAAGCCACCAACCGCGCACAATCCGAGCGCCTCAATCCTCGGTCTAAGTCTAAACTTACGGTGTAGATGTAGACAAAAGCGCCCGCAAAGTCTAACCATCGACTCGGGGGATTTTAACAGTGAGTGTGACTATGTATTACTATCAACCAAACAATTTTTTCTAAATATAGGATCTGCGGGCCAATGTGACAAAAATCTTTTTTCTGAAAGTAGTATAAAATACTGACTTTAGATATTGTGATGTAATTCACAGGAATAAAAGCGGGACAAAACAAGTTTTTTGACCCTTAATATATATAGAGGGTTTTGTAAGCATGGAAAAAACCCGACAGCTAAAACGGGGGCTACGCCCCCTTAAATAAACCTATGGTAACCAAGCGGAGCTTGGGTATGTATAGATCATATATATGACCATAGGTATATCGTTTTCCACAGGCAGGGCTGCGCCCAGCCCCCTAAGTTATTTCCATAGGGATTACCATAGGGTCGGCATAGCCGCCCCGTCAGGTTACCAACCGTAGGTTGATGACCCATAGGCCGCGCGCTAGTCGCGGCGGGATATTTAGGGTAGGTGAGATGTATGGCTAAGCCATCGGCGAATAAGTACAAAATCGCGCCAGACTCAACTATCTCGGCCAGCCAGGCCAAGCAGGTCATCGTTGAGATGATTACCAAGGGCTACAGCATCGCAGATGCTGTTAAGGCTACGGGTAAGTCCATCAAGTCCTATGAGTACTACCGCGCTTCAGACGCGCAATTCAAAGAGGCGGTTGACCTAGCTCGCGCCGTCCAGCGCCGAGACGGCGTGATTAGCGACGAAGACGCGTCCATTAGCTTTGAGGACTTTCGGGCCAAGTACCTCAACTCCAAGACCTTTGACCACCAGCGCAACATTATCTCAATGTTGGAAGAAGGCAAGCCTGCGTGGGTTCACCCCAGCATGACCTACGAAGAGGGCTTTCCCAACTACGTCCTGGTGAACATGCCCCCTGAGCATGCCAAGTCGATGACTGTCTCTATTGACTACATCACCTACCGTATCTGTATAGATCCGAACATCCGTATCAAGATTGTTTCCAAGACCTTGACAATGGCTAAGGACTTTCTCTACGCTGTCAAGCAGCGCCTGACTCAACCAGCCTACGCTGAGTTGCAGCGTCGCTACGCTCCTGCCGATGGTTACAAAGAAGCGGCAGATAAGTGGACGCAGGATGCGATTTACCTAGAGCGCGACTCGGGCGAAAAAGACCCTACGCTACAAGCGCTGGGCATCGGCGGACAGATTTACGGCGCACGTGCTGACTTGATTGTTCTGGACGACTGCGTGACTTTGGCTAACGCCAACGAATACGAAAAGCAGATTCGCTGGATACAACAGGAAGTTTTAACCCGTGTCGGTCCCACAGGCAAGATTCTTGTCGTGGGTACTCGCGTCGATCCGATTGACCTATATCGCGAGATGCGTAACCCTGACCGTTATCCAGATGGCACATCGCCATGGACATACTTGGCTATGCCAGCGGTTCTTGAATTTGCCGATGACCCAAAGGATTGGGTTACCCTATGGCCACGAAGCGACAAGCCGTGGTTAGGTGACGATGCGAATATCGGGCCAGACGGATTGTATCCGCGCTGGGATGGACATAACCTACGCAAGCGTCGCGGTGTTCTTGACCCAAAGACATGGGCCATGGTCTACCAGCAGCAAGACGTGGAAAGCGAAGCAGTCTTTTCGGCTGAGTGTGTTCGCGGTTCCGTATCGGGCATGCGAGCCATTGGGCCTTTGCTACCAGGTGCGCCTGGTCACCCACAACATTTAGGCAGCAGCTACACCATCTGCTCTATGGACCCAGCTATGTCGGGAGATACATTTTCCATCGCCTACTCAGGCGACAAGACAACAGGCAAGCGGTACATCCTAGAAGCATCACGCATGCCAGCTCCTACGCCCCAGCGTATTCGCGAGTTAATCTTTGAATGGACAGACAAGTATCGTCCATCGGTCTGGGTGATTGAGAAGAACGCATTTCAGTTGTTCCTCACCATGGACGAAGAGATTAACCGCTTCCTTGCTTCACGCGGCATACGCCTCGTTCAGCACTATACAGGTGCGAACAAGATGGACGCTGAGTTTGGTGTTGCTTCAATGGCACCACTGTTCGGCACCATGGACAAGCTTGGTGCGCACATGAAGAACAACCTTATAGATTTGCCACGGTCCGACAATGAAGGCATTAAGTCGCTCATAGAGCAGCTCATCACGTGGGCACCTGGCACTAAAAATAAGCAAGACGGCTGCATGGCCCTCTGGTTCGCGGAAACGCAGATGCGTGACTACATCAACCAGTCGGGTGCTTACGGCCACTCCTTTGTGAAAAATCCTTTTGCTACCAGATGGCAGAATGAAAATCGCAAGGTAATTAACCTAGAAGAATATCAACGACGACAAGAACAGCAAGCGGCTAACGGGGGGTACTTATAGTGCTAGAGATTGACGTAATCTCGGACAAGCTCAAAAAGCTTCGTGCGCATTACTACGCTCGCGATACTCGCTACGATGATCTGCTGGCTATCCGTCAGGGTAAGCTTGACCAGGTATTCCCTGGCATGTTCTCTGAGGACTATCCAAAGCCAATGATTGCCAACTTCATTGACGTTGCTGCTCGCGACGTTGCTGAAGTTATCGCGCCTCTTCCTGCCTTCAACTGCATGACGACTAATACCGTCTCGGATGCAGCCCGCCGTCGCGCCGACAAGCGCACCATGATTGCCGCTGGCTACCGCGACACATGCAACCTTCAGACCATGATGTACTCAGGTGCTGACCGTTACTTGACCTTTGGTTTTCTTCCATTCTTGATTGAAGCTGATTACGAGAACAAGCGACCAATGATTCGCATTGACTCGCCTATTGGAGCATACCCAGAGTTTGACCGCTTTGGTAAGCTTATCTCCTACAGCAAGCGCTACATCAAGACAGTCCGTGAATTGATTAACGACTTTCCTGAGCATGAGAACATCATCCGTGGTCAGTATGAGAACCGCAACTCTGAGCGTATGCTGGAGATGTACCGCTATCAGGATAAGGACCAGCTCGTCCTGTTCTTGCCAGAGCGCAACAACTTTGTTCTCTCAAAGGTTGCTAATGACCTTGGTGAAATTCCTGTCGCTATCGCGCTTCGTCCAGGTGTTGACTCAGACGAGCATCAACGTGGACAGTTCGATGACATTATGTGGGTACAGGTTGCCCGTGCCCGCTTCGCTTCACTATCGCTAGAAGCAGCGCAGAAGGCAGTACAGGCACCATTTGCTTTGCCATCAGACGTTAACGTTCTGGAGATTGGTCCAGATGCGACTATTCGCTCTGCCAACCCACAGCAGATTCGTCGTGTGGATCTAAACATCCCACCTGGCATTTTCCAAGAAAACGAAATTCTTGACCAAGAAATGCGTACTGGTTCACGTTATCCAGAAGGTCGCCTTGGTCAGCAGTCAGGTTCTATCGTCACTGGTCGTGGCGTACAAGCACTCATGGGTGGCTTTGATACTCAGGTCAAGACAGCGCAAGCTGTCTTTGCTGAGACATTTAAGGAAGTTATCCGTCTGTGCTTTATGATGGACGAGAAGCTCTTTGGTGATGCTACTAAGGAAGTACGCGGCATTAACGCTGGCGCTCCTTATGCCATTACTTATACTCCAAAGGAAGATATTAAGGGAGATTACTCCTGCGATGTTACCTATGGTTTGATGGCTGGTCTTGATCCAAACCGTGCATTGGTATTCGGCTTGCAAGCCCGTGGTGATAAGCTTATCTCACGCGACTTTTTGCGTCGCCAAATGCCGTGGGAAATGAACGTTACTCAAGAAGAAGAGCGTGTTGAAGTAGAAGAGTTGCGCGACACTTTGTTGCAGGCAGTTGCTTCTTACGCTAACGCTTTGCCTCAGATGGCAATGCAAGGACAAGACCCATCTAAGGTTATCAACGCTATTGCAGCAGTTATTGTTGGTCGCCAAAAGGGTGACCCAATCGAGGAAATTGTAGCTAAGGCCTTTGCGCCTGCACCACAGCCACAAGTTTCCCCAGA